GTAGATGTATGAACTTTATAGTACAAAAGAAAAAATATATTTTTTAATATGTGGTCTGATTATCACATCAGCCATTGTTTGGACGACCTACATATATTATGATACAAGAGTGACACATAAAATGTGGGCACAAACATTCACAACACCCCAAGAATTTTGGGATATAGAAAAAGCAAGGAGGTAAATACAATCATTATATTATGTTTTCTAATAAACTATAGGAGATATATTTGTTAACAAAACTAGAACTAAGGAAACTTAGAAAGCTTGTATTCAAGCAATTTAGAAGAGCGAAGAAAAACAGATTTGAAACTTACACTTTAGAATGGCAACGAATTAGAAAACAAAAAGATAGAAGGCGGCGAAAATGCATAGCCAAACTCTATCGAATAACGAGAGAAAGGGAATTAAGAGGCGGAGCACTTGAACTAGCGGCTTAAATATTGATAAATAGATATAACGGTCAATATAGTTTAGTACACCCAATGTGTGTAGTCAAGTTATAATTTTTGAGACCGTTTCTATTCGTCTCCTTGAGAGATTGTATATTATCCTAATAAAGAGAGAGTTATGGCAGAAAGTTTTAATGGACATACAGACCTTAAAATTCAAATTGAAGGTCTAAAAAAAGATATAGAAAATGTTAATCATCTTAATAATAGACTAGATGTTGCTATTGAGAAATTAACAGATGTTTCTACATCTATCAAACAAATGTTAGCTGTACACGAAGAAAAAATTGCCAGACAGGAACAAATAGACGAGATTATATTCGACAAACTAAAGGAAAGGGCTACCGAGATTGATACGGTATACCGTGACCTTCAAAAAGAAATTCAACAAACAGAAAAAAGATTACTTATCGAAATCAAGTCAATTAAGCTTGACATTGGGGCCAGAGTTGGTATACTAGAGAAATATAGATGGATTATTATGGGTGGCGCTATTGTTTTAGGTTGGGTATTATCTACCAATTTCGTGCATATAATGAAGATGTTTTCGTAGCCCCAGGACTGGAGCAGTTTTGTAGAAAAAACAGCGCTGGAAACCTCGGTGCTTATTTTTAGTCAGGACCTTTTTTAGGCTTGACAAATGATGTGATTTAATGTATATTGGTGTTTGCTATGTCGAGTTATATTGATTTAAAATTTATTAATGATATGTCTGCCAGATTGTCGCAGTTTAAGCGCAAAGGCGAGTATTTGTACAACTTCAGGTGTCCACACTGTGGAGATTCCAAGAAGAATAAAACAAAAGCAAGGGCATATTTTTATAGAGTGAAGAACGATATGTTCTTCAAGTGCCACAATTGTGGCGAAGGTCAAAGTTTAGCTAATTTTCTTAAATTTATAGACCCTAAACTACACGACCAATATTTGTTAGAACGGTACAAGGGGTCAGCTCCTTCCACGCAAAAACCTAAGATGAACTTTGATTTCAAACCAAAGTTTGAAGAAAGTCAATCAAAGGTTAACATACTAGATGACTTAACGAAAGTTAGTGAATTATCAGAAAATCATCCTGTACTTAAATATGTACAAGACAGAAAGATACCTGATAAGTATTATGACATTTTGTACCTTTGTGATAAATTTATGGAGTTTGTTAATAAAGTAAAGCCTCAAACCTTTCCTTTTATTAAGAAAGACCATCCAAGGTTGATTATACCTTTTTACGATTATGATGGCAGATTGTTTGCCTTTCAAGGTCGTGCATTTGGTAAAGAGCAACCAAAATACTTAACAATTAAGTTAAAAGAAAGTAAACGAAAGATTTACGGACTTGAGCGTGTCAATTTGCAAGAGCATATACACATAGTTGAAGGTCCGATTGATAGTTTGTTTGTTGACAACTGTTTAGCAATGGGCGGTGCAGATATGTTATTTGACCGTGTTCCTGCCAATCAGGTGACATATATATTTGATAACGAACCAAGAAATAAAGAGATAGTAAAAAGAATGTATGATGTGATTGAAAAAGATTATAATATTGTTGTATGGCCAGACCATATACAAGCCAAAGATGTAAATGAAATGATAATGAAAGGTATGAGTGTAAATGAGGTACAAACTATTATAAGTACCAACACCTTTGCCAAGTTAGAAGCATTAACAAAATTAAATTATTACAAGAAATGTTAGGAGGAAATTAATGGTCGAAAATAGTGAATTACAGGTAGTAAAAAGAGGTGGTAGAGGAAAAGAACCTCTTAACATTGAAAAGATACACGAAATGGTTGAGTATGCAGTTGAAGATATTTCAGGTGTATCAGCTTCACAAGTAGAGATGAACTCAGGACTACAATTTTATGATGGCATCACAACAGACGAAATTCAACAAATTCTAATCAAGTCTGCTTCAGACTTAATTTCATTAGAACACCCAAATTACCAATTTGTAGCGGCTAGACTTTTATTGTTTAGTTTGAGAAAACAAGTTATGGGTAAACTTTGGGACCATCCACATATCTATGACCATGTCAAAACAGGTGTGGATAAAGGTGTCTATGACCCCGATATTCTAAAATGGTACGATAAGAAAGATTTTGACCGAATGGAAAATTGGATTACACATGAGCGAGATTATGATTTCACTTATGCAGGTCTAAGACAAGTGATTGACAAATATCTTGTACAAGATAGAAGTAATGGACAGGTTTTTGAAACGCCTCAGTTTATGTATATGTTAATTGCGGCTACCATTTTCAAAGACTATTCAAATGGAAAAAGGATGACATATGTTAAAAAGTATTATGACGCAATTTCAAAATTTAAAATCAATATTCCTACCCCGGTTATGGCTGGTGTTAGAACACCTATTAGGCAGTATGCTAGTTGTGTGTTGGTTGATGTTGATGATACTCTTCCTTCTATTTTCAGTAGTGATATGGCTATTGGTAATTATGTTGCACAAAGGGCTGGAATTGGTATCAACGCAGGTAGGATTAGAGGAATCAATTCCCGAATTAGGGGAGGCGAGGTACAGCACACAGGAGTTATCCCGTTTCTCAAAAAGTTTGAGGCAACAGTTAAGTGCTGTACTCAAAATGGTGTTCGTGGAGGCTCCGCTACGGTTCATTTCCCAATTTGGCATAAAGAAATTGAAGACATTTTGGTCCTCAAAAACAACAAAGGAACGGAAGACAACCGAGTACGGAAACTAGATTATTCAATTCAGTTATCAAAACTGTTTTATGAAAGGTTTATTAATGATGAAGACATTACATTGTTTTCTCCGCACGAAGTACCTGAGTTGTACGAGGCTTGGGGGACGGATGCGTTTGATGATTTGTACAAAGCGGCTGAAAGAAAGACAAGCGTTGATAAAAGAAAAGTATCAGCACAAGACTTAATTTTTTCAATGTTAAAAGAAAGAGCTGAAACAGGTCGTATCTATATTATGAATATTGACCACTGTAACACTCATTCTAGTTTCAAAGATAGAATTTATATGTCTAATCTTTGCCAAGAAATTACATTACCTACTGACCCTATTCAACACATTGATGGTGAGGGTGAGATTGCATTGTGTATTTTAAGTGCAATCAATGTTGGTAAAATTGGTAATGTAGAAGAATTAGAACCATTATGTGATTTAGCAGTAAGAAGTTTAGATGAGATTATTGACCATCAAAAATATCCTGTTAAGGCTGCCGAAGTATCTACTAAGGCAAGACGGTCACTAGGTATTGGTTACATTGGTCTTGCACACTATCTAGCAAAACATAAAGTTAGATATGGTGATAAAGATGCATTAAAATTAGTTGATGAATTAACAGAAGCATTCCAATATTATCTATTGGCCGCTTCAAATGACCTTGCTGAAGAAAAAGGACCTTGTGAATACTTTAGTAGAACAAAATATTCTGATGGTATCCTTCCTATTGACACCTACAAAAAAGAAGTAGATGAATTAGTTAAACCTAATTTAAAATACGATTGGGAAGATTTAAGGAAAGATATTCTAAAACATGGGCTACGACATAGCACACTCACAGCCCAAATGCCATCTGAATCCTCTAGTGTGGTATCAAATGCTACAAACGGCATTGAACCACCTAGAGATTATTTAAGTGTGAAGAAGTCTAAAAAAGGTACTTTAAAACAGATTGTACCTCAGTATTCTACACTTAAAAATAATTATACTTTATTATGGGATATGCCTAGTAATGAGGGATATATAAATATCGTTGCAGTTATGCAGAAATACTTTGACCAAGCAATTTCTGGTAACTGGTCATATAATCCTGAACATTTTGAAGACAACCAAGTACCTGTATCTGTTATGGCTCAAGACTTATTGAACACATACAAATACGGTTGGAAGACTTCTTATTATCAGAATACATATGATGCTAAAAAAGACATTGACGAACCATCACATCCAGTTGGTTGGAAAGATAATGTAGAAGAAGTATCAACCGCAGCTGACCCACAAGATGAAGAAGCTTGTGAAAGTTGCACAATCTAAAGGAGCGTTATGGCGTTTTTATGTGTCAATACGCCTCATATAGATGTGTTTGTCAAAAAGGAATACCTTTATGATGGCCAAAAAGGTCATGGTGAGCTAGTTGAGGGTGTTTGGGTAACGGCAAAGTCTATACAAGGCCGAGCATTGTATTTTGAAACATACTTACCTGAGTATGGTGCCTTATATGATAAACTACCAATATCCGCATTTGTGTGGAAAAAAGAAGTAAAGGAGGATATCCCTCTAACTGAATTGCAGTTGTGGGATTGTTTTAGTTATGACATCACAATCGTACAAAAACAAATGTTATCAGGCAACAGATGTAAGTATTTGTCGCCAAATAAGAAATGGTACAATGGTTGGTATATGTTTACAATTGATAATTGCAACGCTACTAACATAGAAAGAAATGTTACTTATAGTGAAATACCATCACAACATAAGTCATTTAATATTTTAAAACTGGAAAATGGGCACTTTGCTGCTCAACCGAACAATAGAGTATTGTTCTTTGACAAGTCACTGACACCTAGTCAATTGAAGTTTCCAGACTTCAAAGTTTCTACTGAAGAGTTTTCTGTAGAAAGTGAACAGAAATGGACAGCAGGTGATAGTGATGAATTTTTTTATGAGCTGAAAGAGGAAAAGTAATGACAAGAAGCGTACTAAACAAAGATAAGAGTATTGATTTTACAAAGCAACCTATGTTCTTTGGACCTGAGTTGCAAGTACAAAGGTATGATGATATGAAATACCCTATCTTTGACAAACTAAATCAACAACAGTTAGGTTATTTCTGGAGACCTGAAGAGGTATCTTTACAGAAAGATAGAAATGATTATCTACAGTTGAACGAACAACAAAAGTTTATTTTCACAAGTAATCTTAAATACCAAACTATGTTGGATAGTGTACAAGGTAGAGGTCCGTGTTTGGCTTTCTTACCATTTGTGTCATTGCCTGAATTAGAAGGTTGTATTGTAACTTGGGATTTTATTGAAACAATCCACAGTAGAAGTTATACATACATTATTAAGAACTTATATTCAGACCCAGCTGAAGTATTTGATACGATTATGGCAGATGAGAAAATTCAAAAGCGTAGTCAATCAGTTACTAAGACTTATGATGATTTAATTGAAATGGGTTATAAGTGGCATCTAAATCCTGATAAAGTGGATTTATATGAACTGAAAAAGAAAATGTATCTAGCAATGGTTACAGTAAACATCTTAGAAGGCCTAAGGTTCTATGTATCGTTTGCTTGTTCATTTGCATTTGGTGAATTAAAACTTTTAGAAGGTTCAGCAAAGATTATCTCATTTATTGCAAGAGATGAAAGTCAACACCTTGCAATGTCACAAACAGTTATTAATAACTGGCACGACAAGAATGATGATAAAGATATGTTAAAGATTAGAAAAGAAGTTGAAAAAGAAGTCTATACAATGTATGACGAAGCAGTACAAGAGGAGAAAAGGTGGGCGACATATCTATTTTCCAAAGGAAGTATGATTGGTTTATCCGAAAAACTGTTACACCAGTTTGTAGAATATATGGCGAACAGACGAATGAAAGCAATCGGCCTAGAACCAAGATACGAACAAAAACAAAATCCATTGCCTTGGGTAGACCATTGGTTGAACAGCAGGTCTACACAAAACGCACCACAAGAAACTGAAATTGAAAGTTATGTGATTGGTGGTATTAAACAAGATGTTACGAAGGACCAATTTAAGAAGTTTAAGCTATAATGAGTAACGAAAAAGCAAAAAAACATTGTTCTTCCTGTGAAACTAAATATACCATAACATGGGATATTGACGAGCAAGACTTAGAGCCGTTAACTTGTCCTTTTTGTGGATATGAAGTTGAACAGGAAGAATATGAAGAACCAGAAATCTGGACTAACGAAAACAACGAAGACGATAATTGGAATTGATTATAGTTTAACAAGTCCTGCCGTATGTGTTATGGAGGGCGATAAAAAAAGTTTTTATTATCTTACTAGTAAGAAAAAGTATGATGGTAAAATGAGTCCTAATATCATAGGACAAATGCATGATGAGTGGGATAACCCAATGCATAGATTTGGTTTAATATCAGATTGGGTATTCTATATATTATATGATTTACACGAAGGTGACTATGAAATATATATTGAGGGTTATTCATTTGGTTCTAAAGGCCAAGGCGTTTTTCAAATTGCCGAAAATTGTGGCATACTCAAATACAGACTTGAACAAGAGGCATTATCTTGGAACACAGTTGTACCTAGTGTTGTTAAAAAAGGTGCAACAGGAAAAGGCAATGCAGATAAAGATATGATGTACGAATTTTTCCTAAAAGAAACAAATATTGATTTAAAAAAGATTTTTGATACTGATAAAGTAGGTAACCCTATATCAGATATTGTTGATAGTTATTATATAGCAAAGGTTGGTTATGAAAATAGTAAAGTTTGATAAGTCAAAAGCGCCTACAGCAATTGCAAACGCATTAAAAGGTAAACACGAAATTATTGATTTATCTGATGTAACGGCGTTTGGTTATGAACATTTTTGGCATATGAAAAGTAGTGACTTCTTTTTAAATAATGGTACCTTTGGTAGCAAACACCCTAAAAGACAATGGTTACCAAATGCAGAAAATCATAAAATGGCAGTTATGAACCATAGAAATGAAATGGTTAATATGTTCGCCAAACACTTCAATAAAAATATCATACATTTAGAGAGTGCTACACTTAGTAGAATGAAGTGTAACTATATTAATAAATTTTATAAAGTAATACCACCAAGATTTTATAGAATGGGATTAAATCATTGGGTGTTTAGCCACACTAAATGGTGTAAACCAATCAAAGGTAGACTAGAAAAGAATTTAAAACTTATAGAAGAAGAAAATAAGTTTACATTTAAAAATGTGTTTAATCATCAATGGAAAAATAACAAAGATGGTTATATTGTAATTTTACCAGGATTAGAAGATGACCCTACCAGCTCAATACCTGTTGCTGAATTTGTTGCACAGACGGTACATTGGATTAAAAAAGCAACAAACAGAAAGATTGTTGTTAAGGCACATCCTCATAGTAAACTGACTTATGAAAATTTAGGTGTTGAAGTGATGACAGGTCCTACCAGACTTACTGACCTTGCAAAAGATTTATATTGTGCTGTATTAGATAGTAGTACAAGTATATTTGAATTAACAGAATTAGGTATACCTACAATTACAACTCAACATAGTTTTGGTGTAGGACTAGGTAATACAGATTATACAAAGATAGAAAATTTACATTATGCAAGTAGTGAAGAAGTATTAAAATGGTACGAACAAATGGCTTCTACAGAATTCTTAATGAGTGAATTTGCAGACGAAGACTTTATCACACCAAGAATTATGGAGTTGTTAGATGAGTAATATAAAAGGATTACCAAAACATTTAGGTGGCCACGGTAATGTCACACACATAGATACAGGTCTATTAGAGTTTGCAAGAGACCAACTAAACTGTAAATCAATGTTAGATATTGGTTGTGGTCCAGGTGGTATGGTGTATGAGGCAATTAGATTAGGTTTTGACGCAAGAGGTGTTGATGGTGATTTTGTAACTACAAGAGAAAAACCAGAAATATTTGAAATACACGATTTTACAAAAGGTAAATTAGAACACATTGATATGAACTTTGATTTAGTATGGTGTTGTGAGTTTATTGAACATGTTGAAAAACAATATGAAGATAACTGGATGAACTTAATGCAAAAAGGTAAATATGTATTTGTTACATATTCAGAACCAGGTAAACCTGGTCATCACCATGTTAATTGTGAACCATTGGATTATTGGTTAGAACTATATGGCAGATATGGTTTTAAATATAGAGAAGATTTAACTAAACAATCTAAAGAACTTTCTACAATGAAACGAGAGTTTTGGAAAGAAACTGGATTAGTATTTGAGAGGATATAATGAAAAAGGCGATTATAACAGGTATTACAGGCCAAGACGGTGCCTATCTAGCAAAACTATTATTAGATAAAGGGTACAAAGTATATGGTGCTCAAAGAAGAAACACAGGTAAAAGTTATTGGCGATTAGATGAACTAGGTATTACCAGTGATATTGAATTTGTTGATGTTGATTTAATGGAACCATATAATATCGGCAAGGCATTAGATAAATGTAAAGTAGATGAGTTTTATAATTTAGCAGCTCAATCATTTGTACATCTATCTTTTGAACAACCACATGTCACTACAATGGTTAACTCTTTAGGTGTATTACACATATTAGAGGCAATTAGAAACCATCATCCTGATGTAAGATTTTATCAAGCGTCAACAAGTGAAATGTATGGTAAAGTGCAAGAAACTCCACAGACAGAAAAAACACCATTCTATCCTAGAAGTCCTTATGGTGTTGCAAAAACATATTCACACCACTTAACAGTAAATTATAGAGAGAGTTATAATCTACACGCAAGTAGTGGTATTTTATTCAACCACGAAAGTAGATTTAGAGGTGAAGAATTTGTAACTAGAAAGATTACAAAAGGTTTAGTAGAGTGGTCTAAGACAAGTAAACCAATTGAACTTGGTAATTTAGATGCTAAAAGAGATTGGGGTCACGCACAAGATTATGTTGAAGCAATGTGGTTAATGTTACAACAAGATAAAGCAGATGATTATGTCATATCAACTGGCCAAACACATACAGTTAGAGAGTTTATTAGAAAGTGTTTAGATTATATGGACATACCATACAAAGAAGAAGGACACGAATTCTTTGACGCAAGAAACAATCAGATTATAGTACAAACAAATCCTAAATTTTTTAGACCAGCTGAAGTTGATTTATTAATTGGTGATTGTACAAAAGCAAAAGAGAAATTAGGATGGTCTCCTAAACACGACTTAGGTGATTTAATTAGAGATATGATAGGTGGTGATTTAGAGAGATATGTCTAGTATTTTATTTACAACATACAATAAAAGATTATATGATGAATATGCACATCAACTAATCAAAACATATGCAGACACCAATCAAAAACTACACTTGTATGTTTTTGTAGAGGATAATGTTGCATTATATCCTGCTGTTAAGAATGTAACTTACTTAGATTTGTTTCAACACGAACCAGATTTAAAAGAGTTTATTGAAAGAAACAAACATAAACCTACAGATAGTTTTTTTAAAGATGCAGTAAGATTTTCATATAAAGTATTTGCTCAAAATGCAGCTAGAGAATACGCAGATAGAATGTTTTTTGTAGATGCAGATATGGTATTTAACAAACAGATACCATTAGAAGCATATGATACTATTTTACCAAAAGATATATTTGTTGGTTTCTATGATAGACCAAATCAATATACAGAAACAGGTTTTATAGGTTTTAATAATAATAAATTAATTAGTAAAAAGTTTTTTGGTCACTATTTAAATTTGTATAAAGAAGATACCATATACAATTTAGAAAATTGGACAGATTGTCACGCATTTGATGAAACCAGAAAGAATATGATGGACGATATTCATTACTCAGAAACAAAATGGGGTGACGGCAATGGTGGCCATATTATGGCAAGAGATAAGGTGATGAATCCTTATATTGACCATAGAAAAGGTAAGAGAAAATCTGAGTTACACAGTCCAGAGTGGAGTAATAACCAATGATTAATGTTTTTATTGGATACGATAGTAAAGAAAGAGTAGCCTATAATGTATTGTCACATAGTATCATACAGAACAGTACAAAACCAGTTGCAATAACACCTATTGCTTTAAACAATATAAAAGATGACTTTGTAAGAGAGAGAAATAATCTATCTTCTACTGAGTTTTCTTTTAGTAGATTTATCATACCACACCTTATGAATTATAGAGGTTGGGCATTGTTTATGGATTGTGATATGTTAATGTTTGAAGATATTGCAGAACTATGGCGATTAAGAGATGACAAGTATGCCGTACAAGTGTGTAAACACGATTATACACCTAAGAATACTACTAAGTTTTTAGGCCAGACACAGACAGCCTATCCTAAAAAGAATTGGTCTAGTTTTATGTTAATGAATTGTGCTAAGTGTAGTGCATTAACACCAGACTATGTTAATTCAGCCACAGGTTTAGAACTACATCAATTTAAGTGGTTGGAAGGCGACCACCTTATCGGAGATTTGCCTTTAGAATGGAATTGGTTAGTGGGTGAGTATGACCATAAAGAAGATGTAAATAATGTACATTACACTGAGGGTGGACCTTGGTTTGAAGAGTATAAAGATGTAGATTATTCACAAGATTGGTTTTATAATTATAAAGAATGTATGTTGATTGGTAATGATTGAAGGCTTTGAAACAAATAGAAACGCTAAAGATAATATACTAAGAGCATTTTGTGATATAACTCATAAAAATGAAGTAAGTGATATAGCAGCCTTTGGTGTGGGCAGATGGCCTACTTTTGATATGCAAAAGTGGACTACAAATCCTGTTGCAGTAGTGGGTACTTTAAGAGGTACAGAAACTATTATATGGGAATCCCAAAAGAGAGAACATACTTTTTATTATATGGACCACGCATACTTTCACGCTACAAGAAATTATAGTGGCGATATTCAGTATAGAATTATAAAATCACAAATGCAACTTAATAAACTTGTTGACTTAGAACAAGAAGATTATGATAGAATTAAAAGATATAAACCTATCATAACACATCCATTTCAAAAGAATGGTGAACATATACTATTATGTCCACCATCACAAGCAATTTGTAGATTGTATGACCTAGGTGATGAAGAAATGTGGATTGAGGGAATGATTGCAGAACTTTCAAATTACACAGGTAGAAATATCATTGTTAGAAAGAAAGACACAAAA